CTTGAGTTTCTCATTAGAAATCTGAGACATAAGATTAAGTTCAGAGTCTAATATAGGAGAACCCTGTCTCCATACGACCTGCTCAAAGGACTTATCAGTAACCGACATATCCCGGCTTGATCCGGATAATTTATTAAAATTTGTTTCTGACATCTAAAGGCTCCTAAATTTATCTGTTTCTAATATTAAAAATCTATTAAGTGTTATACATAACCCCAAAGTAGGGCATAACAACTTGACTACCTGTACCGGACCACGAGACAGTGACTTCAAAAGCAGTAACAGGAGGGTTCTTTTTAGTTGAAATATAGGGTTTTGTGACAAAAACAAACGGGGTAGAGTGTTGCGGGCTTATCTGTAAGGTCACTTCAGGTTCTGCTGGTGGTGGGTCATAAGTATCTGAATCTATGGCGGTACTTTTTCGTGTAACTTTTAACTTTATACTTAAATCAGTATTTGAATTTATTGCCTTGAAGTCTTTACCCCCGTCAAATATACCTAAGGCTACAACAGCACTTAACATTGAGAATTCTTGAGAGGGTAATATGTTAAGAGTATATGTATTAGTGGAACCATCTAATATAAAGGCTCTTTGTGTTGGGTACTTTGTAAGAGCACCCCAAGAAAGTAGGCTCGGGGCATGAGAGTATCCCAAACGCTCTTGCAGAACAGACACTACGTTATCTGGAGTAGTTAATAATAAATTAGGGTCAATACCCTTAGGTATTGGTATAACAACTCGCCCCTGAATATTCTCAAGGGTATTTGAACCATCCAGGATGTACTGTATTTCTTTGGAGGTACTAGGACTGGCTGGGTTATAGGTGATGAACATTGTTTTATCCTATTTTAACAATTGAAAAATTGCCTAAAAAGTTTCCAATGTTAATATCAGGATAGTCTATACTATCCACTTTTAAATAGGGGTGTAAAGTAAAATACCCCGCAGATATTACTTCAAACATAAAATCTAAATTAATAGAGGCATAAGTGCCTTCATTAAACACACTTATTTTTTGTGTCCCTAAAAGTGTGGGATCGTCGGATTTAGATTTAAACTCTAATTTAGATGGATTAAAGAAATAATAATCCCTATTAGTGTCGAGGGCTAAATAAAGACCCTCTACAAATTTTACAATAGAACTTCCATCATAAGTTAAAGCTCTTGGGCTAAAGTCTATATCATTAGATATAACATCTAATACATTTATTTTATTATTTTTTAATTTGGTTTCTGGGGTGTACCTCAGATCTAGATAAAGCTCTTGTAAATCGCTAGATAATGGAGGGTTTAAATCTTCACCCTGTAATGTATAATATAACGGCCAGGTAATATCTATAAGAGCATCTGTAATAGGGTATGATACGTTATTAACTTTAAGTAGATTTAAGGTGCTATCTACCATTAATTTCTCTGTGCTTTCAATCAAATTTGATTTAGTCCTTGGATATGGATGAGAACTTTTAAGAAAACCATTTAAAGTTACCCTATAAATTCCTGGATTTTCTATTTTTAAGGTAGATATCGTGATCTGAGAATCTCTTTCCCTAACTTCCTCCCGAATTGTAACATTCTCCCTATATGTTATAGGGCTACTTAATGAAGTAATTTTAGTTTCTTTCTTTAAAGAAAGATATAAGTCCATAGCTTGTACAGTTATACCTGAATCTAATTTATTATTAAGATAATTAAAATTTATAAATTTAAATTTTTGATTATAAGTTCTAATTGAAAAAAGGGTATCATAGGTTGATGGGTTCTTAACATTATAAAAATTTTCACGGTTAAGATCGTCAAAACTATAAATTATAGGCGAATTTGTAGAGTCATCAAAAAAAACCTGTTTTGATGGAAGTAACGGGAAATAGGCTCCTGGAGTTTTATTAAACTCAGAACTTCCAGAGTATACTCCCTTCGAAAAATCTTCAGAAACGTAATAATAGTGAGTAATAAAAAAACCATCATCTCCACAGAAGAGACTTGAAAAATTACCCTTCAAATAAGAATTTATCGTATTTTTACCATTTATTAAAACCTTACCATTAATATTAACTGTATCATTCTGTATTGTCGTAACGGTATTATTTTGTTTAAAATAACTACTCCCATCTTTAGGACCTGAATATAGATTAATACTACCACCAGTGGTCCCAGTCCCCGAGGCCCATATATTTACATTACTATTAGTGTTGGAAGAACCACCTACTGTAATATTTGCATCTTTGGCAGAATAAACCTCTAGGGATCCTGTCTCCGAAGTTATATTTGTTGTGCGTTTTGCAAATAAATTTAGGTCGCTAGTAGCGCCATTTGCAGCAATATTAACACTTGCCGCACTAGATACAAGATTTGCTGTCCCAGATGCTGTAATAGTAGTATTATTTGTAGAATTTAAAATTAGATTACCAGAACCAGACCCAGACCCACCAACATCTGCAAGAATAAAAATATCTGTATTCTTAACAGTCGTAGTCGAGCTACTTTGACTTATAAAAGAATCGTCGTCGGTCTTTACTGTAAGAGTTTGAGTTGTAAGTTTTGTAGATATCGCAGACCCATTAAAATAAATATCTTGAACTTTAACAAAGCTATCAACCCCAGAAGTACCGAGTACTATATTAGATTTACTCCCGGTTGCCGTTAAAGAAATAGCCTCTGACCCGCCCTTACTTGCTGTAATACTTGTAGTATCACTAGTGGATGAGAATGTTTTAGAATCTAAAGTTAGATTTTTACCTGGTGCAAGTATATTAATTGACCCGTCTATGACAGCATCATTCTCTTCATTTGTAGAGAAGACTAAACCGTCAGTCCAAATCATACCACGAGCTTTTACACGCCCAACGTTCTTATCATTCTTAACTTTTAGAGGATCTGTACCAGATCCTGTGTCATAATCCTCATATACAATCGGAACAACCGGGTCACGGTTCGTGTCTGGGTCTATAGAGGTTCTAACAATACCAAGAGTATTAGTACTAGCCAGAGGTAACGTGAAGTTCTTCTCCACGTGCATCTCTATGGGCTCAAAAAGGTCTGGTGCTGGAAAAATCTTCTTATCTGCCATTAGATAAACCTCTTAAACAACCTTCCATAATCCCTGGGTCTTAAATACTGAAACGGTAAAATTAGCATCAGTATTAGTGAGACTATTTGTTATATCTGATGTGTGAGTAGATAATACAACTAACATTAAATCCCCCACCTCACAAAGTTGACTACTTGAAGAAGTAACTTTAGCTAAGAAGGGATAAAAAACTTTACGGCTTGCAGGAACCTTTAAGCTCTCTGCCTGTAACGAAAAGGCATCCCCCGTATAGCTTAAAAGTGCTCTCTTTTGAGAATCTATACTGTGTGCTGGTTTTGTAGCAACCTCGAAAGTATTTAATAATCCAGATTTCTTTAATAGAGGTATTTTCATAAAGCCATCTTCAACTGCATAAGATGCTCCAATGAGAGACCCAGCACCTGCTAGGATATTCTTATCAGAAGCAGGTAATGCGAGAGGGACTTGCTCCGAAGGTGAGACATAATCGCTGGGGCGATTTCTAGAATACCTACTTGCTGCACAAATATATATAAATTCTGGCGTATATACAGGAACTAAATCAAGAAGTACGTTAAAGCCGACAGGCTGAGCAGAACCCAAAGCTTGGGGTGCTACTGCACGATAAACAACACTTAGTAGAGAGGTATTATAAGAACCATCAGTCTGAGGAGTTATGGCCGCTTTAGGTGCGATAGTAAATAATTTTTTATCTGCCCGACTATTAAAATAATTAAAATCAGTCTGAGATAACAGACTGACCTTTGCGGAGCCTCCAGAATTTAACTTAATCTGTATATACTCGGGGTCAGAAGATAATAAACCTAAAGATGAAAAACCACTAACAAAATCTAAAGAATATTTGTTTTTATGAAATACAATGTCTGTAGTATTAATAGAATATAAATGGCCAGTGGTACTGGGTAAATTTGCCAGATCTGTATACAAGATATTTCGAACAACTGGCACATCACTATAAAAAGTTTTATAAGTATCCGAAGAATCCCGAGGTAAAGATTGATAAACAAGCGGGGTCGTAGAAATCTCAGAAACAATAGAGGTACTACCAGAAGGGAGTCCCATATCCTCTGAGCTTACTGCCCAGGTTTTTAAACTATTATTAAAAAGTAAGCTGGTTTGGTGCTCCAGCGTCTGCTCAAAAGAAAACTGAGGTAGATAAACATGCTGTCTTAGATCAAGAATATCTTCAATGTATATTCCTGTCAGTTTATCCTCAACATGTCCATTATAACCCGTTAAGTTTGTAGCGCTAAAACTATCAGCACTTGAGCCACGTCTAAATACCAAACAGAGTGGTACAGCATAACTACCGTCACTATTATGCTTTAGTAGTCCCGAAGTAGTGTCCGGTGTATAATTTGATATACCATTAAAATAATGGTAACCGTAATCAAGGTCTGTCTCTAACGAATACTGGAGCTGTTTTCTAACAGCAGTCGGCATACCAACATCGTTCCTATAGATGTTCGAGATAACAGTAGTTCCAGAAGTGGTATACCCAGAATCTGGGACGGTATCAGTCGCAGCAGTCGCAGTTACTTCTTCTTCTTTAAGTCTTAAATAAAATAGGACTGTCTTATTATAAGTATTAATACTAGCATCTAGAGATAACTGTGGTATTAAATAAAACTCACCGTTATAAATAAGGGTAGAGCTTTTAATAGAAGTAACTTGAGAATTAGCATCTTTCTCAAAATCTGATAGCGGGTTTTCTAACTGATTTTTTCTAATAAATCCAGAAGATACCTGTAGACTTAAAAAGTTTTTACGCTTGTACTCCGCTAAATCTTGTGCGAGATTTAGCTCAGTTTCAAGCAAGGGTCTACCGGGCTTAAAAAGCACAGTAGACCATGAAAGCTTTTCTAAAGGAGTATTAGACATAATAATAAAATTATTAGAAGGTTAAACGCCAAGTAATATTAAGGGTTGAGTTTGCTGGTTTTGTGATAACACCAAAGGACAAATAATTAATTAGGATGTCTTTATCTCGAATATCTTCCGTAGGCGTAGCCGGATAGTTAGCAGTATATCCAGAGGACCCCTTATTCCCAAAGGTGTTATTTGGAATATATACAAGACCCATCTCACACAAAGCTAGACCATTTGCAATACCAGAATCTAACTTAAATGTAAAATCTAGAATATTTGTTGCCGTGGCACTTGGTACTAAACTACTACCTGATTTTGATTTAAATACAATATCCGTAACAGCAACACGAGCCACCTCTGTTTCGAGGTGTCTCGCTTGTGCCGGGTTTGTAACTTTTCCAGTACCTACCGCAAGACCATTTAAACCGTGTACTGGGCGCTTAGATTGGCCAGCCATGCCATTTACATTGGCAAACAACCAAGCTGCAAACTTGGCAGCATCCTCGGTTAAAGTGTTGGTCTTTGACCACTCCTGTAAAACAGCCCCAGAAGCGTCATCAACAAGCTGTAAATGGAATTCCCCATGAGGCATCATAACAGGTAAGCACTGTTCCATCCCCAGATTTAAGCTAAATGCTGTTTTGGGTGTCCCTATTTTCTCCAAATTTGACATATAAATACCTTTTAATTAGGTCTCCTCCCTACGGAGGATATAGAGAAGTATTCAACTTACTACATAATTACCAGAAATGCCCTCTATATCAATAATTACTTGTGGAAGAGAAGGTTCTGTCATCCGAGTTAAGACATTGATTTTATCCGGAGCTCCCCAAATATAAGTCTGAGCTACTGGTATTAAATGAGATTGAGGCTGAGAGTTAAAAGCCGGTTTTTCAATAGACATATCACCAGCAGCGTCTGGGGCAACCCATAAATAAAGAGGTGGGTAAGAGGTCTCTTTTTTGAGTATGCCCTCATTATTTAAACCTTCTTCAGCATATCCTGAATCAGCATTTAAATCTATACCAACAAAACCATCACTTGCTAGGACTCCATCAGAGAAAAACTGCAATAATGTATTATCTATTGAGCTATCCGAACTATTATCTACATCCAAGCGCTCTATTCTTGAGAACTTATCCGTATCAATAAAAGGTAAGGATCCGCCGTAAAGTAGAGTTTCACTCTCTAATAAAGACTGGCCCTTCAGATAGGCATGTGTCGAGGGTAATCCAGGGATATATGAAATAGTAAAAGTCTGGGGTGCTTTATTAGAAATATATACTTTTTGTTCTGATTTATTAAAGGTGTATGCTGTGAAAATAGATGTATTTAGTTTAATCTCTTTAATACTATCGACAAAGATACCGCCTGATTTCAGGTCTATAACCCCCAAAGAGGATGTAAAAACTGCTGTCTTAAAAGTTTTACCATAATAATACTCCCCAGAAGTTTGGGCATTAACCCTATTAAGAATATTAGAGGTAGAATTTAAGAGCCCTGTTATTTTGGTGTAGTTATTTAAAGATGTCTCAGGAGTATTTAAATCAGCCCCCATATTTAATAAGTCTTCCCGAGACATCAAAATTTTATAGTTATTTAAAACCGTAGAGTCGGAAGAAAGAATACCCCAGTATCTAGGGGAATAGATTAACGGCTGAGGGTAATCAATAACATTTAAAGCCTGTCTCATCTCAAAGCGGTTAAGATATGACCCGGAGCCCTTAGAACTACCCCACTTGTTTAAGACAGCGCCGCCAGTATTCAAACCTCCAGACACTAATCTGGGATTAGGATACCAATAATACGTGACCTTAATCTTTGGATTATAACCTGGATTTAGATACAAAACTCCAGAATAAGGGTCAATAGCTTTTAGAGACCCTCCAGTAACAAGAACATCCTGAATACCGGCTAATTTCTCACTACCGTTAGACCAAACAAGCGGTCCAAAACTGGTGTAAGCTCTACCAGTAGAATCAACTAAAAGTTCTTCTTCAGTGACTTTACGGGGCTTAACCTGACCTACTTCATCAAGAGTTACTTGATATGTACATCCAGGATGATAACTTGGGAACCATGTTGTTATTTTTAATGTCTTTTGAGAAACTTCTCGAACAATAAAATTTTTTAATTTAATTTGGTAAGAGGTATTTGAAGAATTTAAGATGTTAGTAGCTGTTTCAATTAAACTACCCTGAACTTTTACAATACGGTACTCTTCAGAACCGACTGTGAGAACATCCCCTGGTAAAACCCCATAAAAAGTATTACTGGTGTCAATGAGAGAATTTCCAGATATTTGGGTTGCGGTGCCACTTATAAAAAGTGTAAGTACCGCTCCGGGACGAACTCTAGAGAAATCTGCGGAACCATCAACAAGGGTATCTCCTTGAAGAAGTGCTGGGGTCCCAGAAAGATAGGCGGCCCCAGTAAAGTTCTTTCGCATCTCTTGATAATAAGAGAAAGAAAGATTAAGAGAGATATCACCAAGCATGGCGTCTTTAGGCAGAGGGACAGAATCTTCCTCTGTAAAAAGATTCTGATACTCGTGAAGCAGGTGTGCTGGCTTTAAAACTTCTAGAATTATATCAATATTATCACGTAATTTAAATAAATCTGTAGGAAAATCTTTACCCGATTTTTTTGAAACAAGAACATCTATAAAAAAGGAATCTTCTAAGTTACTGGTCAATCTATCTACAATAGAAATTGTAACATCATCTGATAATGAAGCTATTGCTTCCTGTATCGGAGCTTGACGAGAACCCTGTAAGAGATAACCTACAAATTTTACTAAAAAAGACTTATAATCTGCAAGATTGTCTATATCAAGAATTTGACCATCAGGTAAAATTAAAAGTCCTAGAACATTCTGAAGGAAGTCTGGGTCGGTGTAATTAAAGATGACTTGTGAAGATAGTGTTTCAGCAGATACTTGTAGCTCTGCGAGAAAATCTGCAAAAGCTTTAAATTGAATAGTATAAAAAGGTCCGATAACCTGCGAGGTATAATTAGAAGGTATTAAACCTAAAAAATCAGAAAATATTTTCTCTGAAAGATCTTCTTTTCTTTTTTGTCTTTGTTGAGACTCTAGTAAATCTATATCCCTAGTTATCATCGGGTATCCTCACCAAATTTTAAAAGGACCTCACCTAAGACGGCATACTCAATATCTTCTGGTTCGATATTCTTAGGACCCTCGTCATATAACGCCACATAATTTGCATAAATTTCGTGGTTTATAGGATTTATACCTTCTATTGGAGTTGTGATATAGACTTTATTATAAAGTATTGCAGCCTGATAGGGCCCAGTAAATTCAGGATAGGTTAAATTTGGTGCTGTTAAAACTATACCATAGACAAGCTCTAATTCTTTCCTATCAAGTAAAATACTAGTATAATAATTTTCAGTCTCTTTTGTATTAACTGCATTATGATAGAGAGAATCAGACCTCCATACAAGATACCCTGAACCACTCAATGGGAGGGAATTAGTGATATCAACAAATTTATTTTGTCTCAGTGAGACGGGTTCATACATGACGGGACTGAAATCAGTTCGAGCCATCTGTAAAAGAGGTACTTGAACATAAGAAACCCCTTCAGTAGAATCTATAATTTCTATAATATCTGACTGCCGTACTGGGTCCCCTAATTTTAATTTGCTAAAGTGGTTAGACAGGTTTGTTCTAATATTGGCATCTACAGCTGAAATACTTGCACCTTTGTTTAAGGATACAACTGCACTAATATCAATAGGAACCGCTATAGCCTCTTTTACCAGGACATCCGCAGCAAGATGCTTCTTGGCATCCACAGCAGCCTGAGTGGCAGATACTAGTAAATTGGTGGTATAATTTACAGTGATATTTGGACGGTATTTATATCTAATATATATGGTATCTCCTGGTTGTATAGTCGATGTACTACCAGAGAATCCTGTAGTATAAACAGGATTACTTGAGAGCTGAATACCTGTCAAACTTGTCTCAGACCCTGAAATAATAGAATAGCTAGCTTTTGGTAGCGGAACCATTCTAGAAGAATCTTCAAAAACTTCTACAGAGTCCGTATAAACACCATATTTTGAAAAATATTCAGGAAGTTTAATATTGGTGATAACAATTTCCTCTTCCTGGGATAAAATTTTATCTAGGATAGCATCATTATCTGTTGTAAAAGGTATTGAAATTTCAGAAGTACTTTTTACAGAACCCCCAAGAAGATACGGAGAATCTTGAACAGATAAGAAATACTCGGGTAAGTCTATTAAATCACCATTCTCAGATTCTACCTGTACTAAATCAATACTTTTAACAGGCTGATACTTTTTAAATGAATAAGATCTAGGAGTTGTTAGTTGAATATCTGCCAGTAAAGGAGTTGAAAAGGTGAGGTTATTTAAAACAAGAGAATTGTTACGGTCTGTTTTAGGCAGAGTTAGAATACCACTTTCTAATGTGTATGCGACATTACTGGAGTCCACTAGAGTAAAATACTCATTGGTATCGCCCCGCTTAAAGCCTAAAACAGGTGTCCCATTATCTCGAATAACATTAAGTATTTTAACTACCTGATCCACACGAGAAGTATCTTTGAGTCGGAACTTCAAATTTTGAAGGTCATAAATTTCAAACGGCTCATTATATAGAACAAGTGCATCTACAGAGAAAGACTCTGAAACCTGAACCTCGTTATAGCCTTGAACCCATAAGTCTATTTTACCTGCAAGATTTTTATCTAAAAGCTCACTATAATCTCGGAACATAAAGCGATTACCAGGACCTGCCACATAGGAGTCTAGCACCCCTGCTGTACCTGCAAGAAGCTGTTTATAGCCTTGAGATGTTCCACTATCTACAGAGGCAAGAACTCTTGAGCACCGCTCATAAAGCTGACGATTCGTTTCACCATCGGTACCCCCGAAAAAAGACGCCTCATTTGTAACATTAAGACCACGAACCGAAGATACGATAGTTTTTACCTGAGAAGGACCTAGGTTACCGGCGACACCAGGATCTACAGCCTCTACTAATACACGAATAGCATAACGACCGCTAATTGGGTCTAAATAAGAGAAGAGCCTATTAATATCAATTATAGAGTTCTCTAAGGTAACAAAGCTTAAAGTTCCGGAGGAGACTTCTGTACCAGCGGGGACAAATAAGGACTCTTTAGGTGTTGATGTGGTATAGAAAACAACTTGTCCACGAGCCTTTGTGCCCTCAGAACGTACTTGACCTAGATTAGAAGCTAATTTATCAAAAGCTTGATCAAAATATATTTTAGCTTTCTCTGTAGTAGATAGGTATAATGCTTGACGCAAAGCTTCTAAATAAGTATCATCATTATCAACAGCTAAAAGAGTACTAAACGAAGTCGCCCTATAGAAAAAGTCTATAATAAATCTCAGCCTCTCTAACTCAAAACTGATAGGATCTAGTGTAAGGTCTCTTAAGACAGATCCAGGCTGTATAGAAATATCAGGTTTAGCTGAATAAATTATTTTAGCTATATCTTCTAAGATATTTTGCCGTGTAGGCTTGGGAAGAGATACTATCTGAGACCCAAGCCTGACAGGATAAGAAGAAAGTTCTATAGAGAACGGAGATTCAAGTTCCCGCTTAGTAACGGGGTCATAAGATATGAGACTTGCTACATAATAGAGAGGACTAGTATCGGGAACATCTGGGAAACTCGAAGTTCGAGTATGATCGAACACATATTCCTGAGTGTAAAGTGTTGTTGAAAAAGATACCGTTGCTTGTAGCGTATTAGAAGCATCTGGTTTTTTAAAAGAATCCTCAGTTAAAGTTAAAGTATTTCCAGAAGATACACCTGAAAGTTTAACCGTAAGAATATCCGGAATAGACGAATGGGTAGAATCTGGCAACGACAAAAGTTTTTGAGAATAGAAAGTGTTATCGGATTCAGAAGTTTTAGGATTGGAAACCGGTATTGAATTTAATAGGGTATAACCTGTTAAAGTACCCCCTGTTTCACGAGAGGCATAAAAATTATAAGACTTATAGGCATCTCTCTTATCGGAGAAGGTTGTTACTTTAAGTCTTGCACCGGTCTCTAATGACCCTACAGAGAATCCCGTAGGAGCGGGAGGAAGGGTTGTTAGTGCATCTATACGGTAGACGATAAGATTATAAGTAGAAGTACCTTCTGATATAGTTATCCTTGTATAAAGGTCTTCTAAAGGTATATTTAAAGTATAAGAGTTACCCAAAACTTTAAATGGGGTTACAGATTGAGAATTTGAAAAAACAGTATTATCACTACTAACACTTTTCTGGAAGGTTAAATTAGAGCCCTCAAATTCAAAAATTCTACTTGACAAATTTGTAGAAAATTGAAAATTTGAATTTATAGTGGTACCCGGATAAAGTTTAAATAACATTTTAAATTCCTAGAGAAACATTAGACCCAGTGAAAAGGGCAGCTACTTGGGCAGAGGTATAATTGATATTTAATTTTATAGCCTCTGAAGAGGCATTCATTACAGCAATATCTAAAGTAATAAGTTGAGGATTATCCTCATCTATTAAGACATCTAATGAACTTACGGTGTATAGTAACTCTTTAGGGGTAACAGTTTGATGCATTCTTTGTGTTTTTTGTACTTCTTGCACCTTAGATAGAGCATTTAGTGTTAATTTTCGCAATTCTCCTGCCACATTTGTAACCATTTTAGCACCAATTAGACTTTGAATGCTAGACCCATACCAAGTATGGAAAGGATTAGAACCTATATCTGTTAAAAGAATCTTCATACAAGCCTGATATAAAAGATTTTCATTTTCAATTAATTTAATCTCTCCATAAGTATCAAAATTATAATCGTTTTCAACTCCGGACCCCATGCAACGATAACAATTAGGTTGATTTGTGTAATAAGAAATTTTAAAAATAGGGTTGGATAGTATGGGTTTTTTAAAAATTATGGAGGTTCTAGATAGTGTGGGGGGGTCTAATTCCAAAGAAGGGAGACCTAATAAATCCCCACCATAAATAGAAACAGGGGCAGGTCTACCTAAGAATCCTGTATTATTAGTTAAAATAATTTGGTCATTTATAATCTCTGGAGTTACTAGAGTACTAACAACTAAAAATCTTAATATTGAGTCAGATGTATAATAACCAGCGGGTATAGAAATCTGTTCCGTAGTGTAATCACTTGAAATTGAAATATTTACGGACTGTAATAATTTAATAGGTAGTTTTAGATGGGAAACCGCCTGCGAAGGAGTCCCCGTCAAATTTAAATTAATTGAATTAGATGTTTTTACTTGCCAAGGTGGGTAAAGTACCCTGCCCTGTACTTTTTCAGAGGGTATACCAAGGCTCTCACCTCCAAGTATTTGTAGATAAGAGTTTAAACCTAATTGCCCTGACTTATCTGTGAAAATAAGTACCGAATTAGATACTTCAGTTGCTATGTACTTACTTTTCTGTAGAAAAGGTAATATCTTTTGAGGGGTGTAATATCCAGAGGGTATTGTTAAAGTCTCAGCCAAATCTCGGGTCTTAATTATTAAAGATACTGCACTTTTTAAGTTAAGTGGTAGTTTTATTGCCGAGATATGCTGAGCAGGCATCAGTAACCCCTGCTGAGGAATCCACGTTTTATTGGCATAGAGTTTTAAAGAACCATCCTCTATCGAATTATTCTCTATAGCTAGCAGTTTACGATTTAGAGGGTCTAAAGAAACCCTCTGATCGAGTATTTGATGTGGGCAGTAAGATAATAATAAAATATCTTTAGACATTTAAGACTCTTTAGTAAGCTGTGTTCTTTTCTTCAGGTAAATCAGGATAAATTCTAGTTCTCGGGGCGTCTTCTATTGTAACTTTAATAGAATTAGGGTCAATACAAGTAACCCCATCTACTTTAGCAGTATTAAAGGTAATTTTATCTATCTGAGATATAATATAAAATAAATGTTCCTCCTGAATATCCAATAGGTCTGATGTAACAGTTAGAGGTTCACCTAAAAAATTTAAGTTTGGGTCTGAACCAGAAAAAGTACCCCAAAGGGAGGTCTTTAAAGTATCAAATAACTCCATAAATAACTGTTCCCTTAAATCACATAGTTTAATGATATTCTCTTCAATCCGGTTTCTCTTTGCTGTTATTTCTTTATTTGCCCATTCTCTAGCCTGAGATATTCTGGCCACATGATGCCCCGGTGAGGGGTCTTTTTTCTTTAATCTATTGTAAGGGTGCTTCAAAATGGTGCTAAGACCAGCCTCGGAAAACCCCGACATATCCTCGCCAGAAAACCCAGATTTAACTGAAATATACCCCCCATAGGGCTGACTTTGAATCTTTTCCGAACCCTCTACATAAAAAGCAATATCTGGCTGTAAAAAAAGAGATATGTCTAAGGGATTTCCCCCAAGAGCCACATAAGCCTGAAGTAATTTTAATAAAGAGGGTGCTTGATAGTTAGGTCTGGTCTCAGAAGGTGCTCCGTCAACGTAATAAAAGGGATGCTCATATTTAGAGCCTATCTCAAAACCTTCCCTCTCCTCGGTTATAACCTCTATAGTACCTCCACCATCCTCTGCTGGCTTAACTACTGTTTTTTTCTTATAATGAACTTTTATAATACCAATTCTTTTAATTTCGTCAACAATCGTGGACACACGTAAAGGAACATTCTTGCGTTCCCTAAGAAGAAAAGAACGTAAAGAATACCATTGACCAGCTCGAAAAGAGTCCAACCACCCAAAACTCATACTTCTACCTCTTCCTCTTCTTCCGCCGTTGTATCATCTTTAGCCCAATCCACAACAATAGTAGATAATAGAGTGGTTAATATGTTAGGAATACCGGAGGTAAATACAAGAGCACCCCCCAAATAATATAAATTATTTGAATTAAGGTCATCGGATTGAGGTATCTGAGAAGAAATAAGTTTATTTGCAAGATCCTGGGTACTACTTGCTGCTTCCCCATTTGCATCTGGGAAATATAATAAATTTATTGAAAAATCACCAGAGAGAGCGTTGTATAATTCAATAAATATTTTTATTATTAAATTAATAAAGTCAACTATGGTTTTTAAAAAATTAACATATCTTTCTAAGTTAGTAATAAATTTAACAATACCCTGGCCTGCACCTTTTAAAGAGTCTGCAAACTCTTTTAGAAATCTAAATAATCTGTCAGATAATTGCTTAATGTAAGGTATAGTGGCAGTCCCCCAATTTTTCCAGATAGCATTCGGATCTTCTGGCTCTGCATTTGTAGGAAACTTTGCAATTAAAATTTTGTCAAAAAAGGCGATAATTTCTGCGGACATATCTGGAACAGGGTTCTTATATAAGAAACTTCTACTGCCTATATTAGAATCATTTAATTTTTTAATAAGGGCGTCTTTTTCAATTTTAAAATCCTCAGGTTTAGAAATATTGAATACTCGTAATAGATACGGGTATTCAGCCACGGCATTGCAAAGTGCCACATATTCCATATCATTAGCCAAAATATTTTTATAGGATACTGCGGAGTCATTATTAAACAAATAAGCAGAACCTAAACAATAATTCCTTACTGTCACCATTAAATCTTCGGGGATACGACCACGAAGTTTATCTGCAAGAACAGTACTAGGGGAGGCTCCTGAAGGAGGTTCATAGGCGAACTGCATATAATAAATTAAAGAAGCCGTTATTGTTTTAATGACCCCCTCGAAATCAACAGGTACCGGTTTTCTAATAACGAGAGGAGCTGAATATTTCTTAGATTTAGAAAAATAAACTCGAGCGTAAACCTTATCCGTTGGATTATTTATTAAATCTATCCCAGAACCATCCGGCTTAATTTGTGGGTATTTAAGTTTCCATATATTAGAATCTATAAGAGACTCACTTACTGGAATAAGTTGATTAAGATCTATAATATGCTGACAACTCTCTGTGTTGATTACACCCCCATTATTTTCTTCAAAAGTATCCTTTACTTTTATATTGCCCTCAGAAATATTTTTTAAACTAGGCGGTGTTTTTGTATCGTCATAAACCAGATGCTGTAAATCTTCTGGCTTATGAAAATGGTATATAACTCTATAATCCTCTTTTTCAGATTTATTTGCTTTTTCAAGAGGATCTGCAAACCTTAAAAAACCTTCAGGGTTTGTATATAAAACAAGATAGTAATCTTCAAATAATGACGACAAGAGGTCAGCATCTACCGTGATAGATAACTCTTGAACTTCTCTAACACCTTGAACAACATCTAAATAAGAATGTATAGTATTATCTATATCAACAGCGTCTCCGGGTGCCGGTTTTAATGTGAATCCATATTTTAAGCCGTTAAGAGTTGTATATTCAGAATCCTTAAAGTTCCAAATATTTTCAATAAGTAAAAGAAGTTGAATAATAGGCTTTATGGCATCTACATCCCCACCCAATGTAATAAAGAGAGCTGCAACAGTTGAATTATAGGCAATTGGACGCGGAGTTATAGTAGTGTCTGTCAATCTCTTATAGTATTCCCGATTAAAAGAATCTATACCCTTAAATTGCTGTAAAAAAGCAAGAAAACTTTGAAACTCTGCCCGCTTTCTCTCAACATATGGTGCGTTGGGGTTATATATAGCAAGAGGGCGGTTAGCGTAAGCCCTTTTAAGACGATTAATGTCATGTGAAAGATAAAAACCAGCCTTATCTTGCATATAAGATTTTACTTTTTGCTCAAGTTCTACTATAAGTGCCGTTAATGGGTCTTCTAACATACCAGCAAATTTCTTAACAACACCCAGTACCTCTAACACAACACCTAATAGCTCTGAAACGGCTTCTAACTTTTTAGCGGTTTTAACTAAATCACTATCTTTGCCGAGGGGTTCTACCCCGGGAGAGCCATGCCACTCTGTCCATTCAATACTTGTATCCGCCATGTTAGACCTAAATCTTTTCGTCTATATTTTGAACCTGACCACTCGACTGATCCTTGAGCTCTTTAATTCTTTTCTCTTGCTCCACAATCGAGGCCTGTAAACCATCTCTGAGGGCTGTTAAATCTTTAATAAAGTCCCCAAAAAGAGCCTCACCTAACTTTTTACCATCTACTTTTTTAAATGATTCCATAAAAAAACCTTCCTACATTAAGATTTAAATAGAGAACCTTGAGTACGATGTGTTCTAAAAGTAACCCATCTAAAGCGTTCTCTTCGTGCTAACCCAAGAGCTTTTTTATCTAGAGTGTAGAAATAAGACTCTGTACCTTTTAACATTAAAGATTCTAAACTAGAAGAAGAATCAGTATAGGTGGAGCCCTCAGACCCTAACCAAATATTTAAAATTTGATCACTAATATAGTGTGAGTCATAAATATAGGTTAAAGAAGTAGAATCCGGTAAAGGGTAATATCCTTTAATATAGGATTTATTTAAAGTTAGAGAATCTCTAGAAGAAATGACATTTAACTTTACTAACCAAAAGAAATAATAATTTATTAAAGGATCCGAGGCAAGAGAAGATTTTTTAAACAAGGTAACTGTATGGCTCTCACCCGGCAGATCTTGTAAAGAACCCTGATATAAATGGGTTGACTCATAACTAATATTTTTTAAAGTAAGTAGGGTTGAGGTTGACGTATCTTTATTGACTTGATAGATGTTAAAGTTGCGTAACATCTTATTACTAATAGAAATATATTCAGGATACTTGGTTTCTACTAAGGCATAATCCCAATCTGCCACCTTAATTTGTAAATTTTCTATACTTAAACCTACCACACCGGAATCAGATTTTGTATTTATATTAGATAATATCTGTTTATTTGAAAATAAATCTGCTTCTACTTCTAACAAACTTTGATATAAAGGTGCATTAGTGTTTTTAATAAACAAAGTTATATTTGAAAATATCAAAGGCAGTTGAACACGAGAATCTAACACGACACGTACATCTTGCCCAGATTTGATAACATTTTTTATAAATATTTTAGAATTATCATGAATAATATAAGAACCAATTAACTTTGAATATAAGTTATAATGAATTGCTGAAAATATTTTATGAGAACTAGTTAGCCGATAACTCTCATCCGACGTAGAGTACGTATCTAGAGTAACTTGCATAGTGGGTAAACTATTTTTAATATCAGCTACACTAAGCAATACATACTGTTGAAGAACCGAATATCTTCTAACTCTATATAGATCATAAGTCCCAGAAATTAATTCTGCAAGGTCCTGAGAGTCGAATTTCTGATTAAATAAGTCAAATGCAAATGTCCAAGCATTATTGTTATAAATTAATAAGCAATAGACACCGGAACTCATAATAAATAAATATGTTTCATCTTTATTTAATTTTAGAAGATCGGTCCCCGTAACACTATTAGAAGTATAATTAACACTACCTTCTTTGTACGCAGTTAATCTAATCCAAGAAGCTTTTAATTTTGTATCTTCTGAACGTACCTTCATCTTCTTTAAAAGAATAATTTTGTCATCAAAAATTATAGAGTCATAGTTCGAGTCAATAGCGGTACCATTATATAGTTTTACTTTAAATTTAGGGCTTAGACGATCTAATGTGTCGGGCAAAATATTAGAGTTATCATTTAAAATATGGTTTTTTTCGACAAAAGGTTTAGAAGCTACCGGAAGTGTTTTAAAATTAAAAGATACCGAAAAGGGACAATTTTCAGAGGGTATATCAATACCGACTGTCTTTGTAAATGTAACATACAAATTAAAATCAATTACTGTAATACTTTGTATACTTGCAGACTTATTGATGATTCCTGAATTAGGGGAAGTTTTCGTAATATTAAAGTCCTTGCCAGAAATAACTATATTATAAGTATCTCCTGTACTAGAGCTCAAAAATACTTCTAAGGTGTTAGTAAAGCCAGATAATTTTAATAAGGACTCTAATTTTTGCCAAGGTAATGCATTAGGTAAACTAAGCGTTAAGGATGAAGTTCCAGGGGTAAAAGAAGAATTAAAAATAACAGTCATATAATCTGATGGATCTTGACTATTTAAACTATCATAATAATTTTCATATTTGTAATTAGTAATTAACTTAGAATATGCGGGAAGAAAAACTTTAGGGGTATTCGTATTCGGATCATTATATTGATAATACTTTGTGGGAGATAAATAATTATCAGAGGAGTCAACTAAGTTAGTAATAAGTAACCCCTCAGGGTCTAAAATTTGAAACCCGCCCCCTTCTAAATAAAACTGACTACTCGATAAATTAATATCTTCAGATAATCTAACCTCATCGTCTAGTTTTTGTAATTCTTTTAAAGAGTCATGATACTCTTTAAAATATTTATTTACTTGTAAAGTAGGCTTAATAAATTTATTAGAATCTTGCCCAGAGTCATCTAAAAAACCCCCATTCAAAGCTGGGATCTTTAAGGGGGCGATTCTTTTTGGGTAAATAATAGCTAAACCTTTAAGATGCGCTCCTGGAGGAGGGCAGGAAGAATCAAAGAAGAAATTGTAACCAGTAGGATTGTCATAAGAAACATCCCCAAAAGAGTTATCAATTAAAGAACCCTCTTCTGCATCTAAATCTATATCAGAACCTACTATGTAGGTAGCACCCAAACCTTGCTCTAAAGATGAATTAGTTAAGGACAAATTAGAAATTTTACTGTCTTTCACAAAAGGGAAAGCATAAGATACACAGGTATAAGTATTTAGTAGTTCTGCAACATCCTCTTTGTTAAGAGGATTGGCACTGTCCGGCTCAACAATATCTACTTGGTCTACTCCCGTATCAGATGTACCTTTTTTGTTTCTCAAATTACTAACAGTTAACTTTTGTCCGACAATTTCATTACCGTCCTTAATTAAAAGAGAGTCTATAAGTTCAAGATATAATTCGGTATCAAATAAAAACCCACCATATTCTGGAACATGACGGCGTACATAGTTAAAATTAAAATTTTCAGTGTCCTTATCTTTAAAGAAAACAACATACGGAGTACCTTTAGAATATTTAGATATTGCACCGCTACCAGGAAAAACCGGCACTTTTGAATTATTTAAAAAGTCATTTATACTGTTAGACCCAGCAACTTCTGCTGCCGTACTTGGGAGTGGCGCATTATCTTCAAGATAAGAGATTATTAATGTAATTGTACCCGAACTAAAAGTCGCAGAAACAAGCCTACCAAAGGGTTTTTCATCAAAAAGTTTATCTAATTTACGAATATTAGACACAGGACCTAAAAGATAGTTCGATAGACTCCCAATCTCTTCGCCGTTAGTATCAAAGAAGCCATAACCCTCGGCCCCATTATCAGCTAACTGGGAAGTCACGGGAATTTTAGTAGAAAATAATCTAGAATAAAAACTAGGTGCAGCTATTCTTCTATAACTCCAATAATACTCACCACTTGATTTACGTAATCCTGTTATGATATAATCATCAATATTGTTTTGTACACCTAACACAGAACTTAGAACTCTAAACTTTCTACTTTGTATTGAAGGAGCAGATTCAAATCTTGAAGTATATTTAGTAAATCGAATTTCCCCAGAAACGGGGTCTTCATATCTCTCGGGTATTGGGTATCTCAAGGTCTTTCCAGTAAATGTCTTGAATTTCCCATCAACCCCGCCCACAAATCTACCACTCAACAATTCTAAAATCTGTTCGAAACTCGAAATATTGGTATTTAAGTAAGCAAGCTTCTCACGCGCAGCCCTATCTTTTGCGCGGTACCAAACAGATTCTGACTTGTAGTGTGTATTTCCAGAGGGCTTAGTAGAACCTCCAGATAACTGAGGAGGGCCAGAATTCCCATTCGGACCAGTATTAGTTAAAGTAGGGTCTAAATTAGCTGCGAAAGATGCAACTGATTGAATCTGAGACTGATAGGTATCTGGAAACAAGTGGGTATAATAAATATAGAGAGGCTTCCCAAGAAGCTTACCTTCTTTAGGATTATCAGTATAAATTAACGCCGTAGCATTAAAAGGGACTCCAGGTAACAGTGCAACAGAACGGTTATGTAAAAAGATTACTTTTTGACCAGTCTTTATTTTTAAATCATTTGAGAATATGATTTTATTTCCTGATATATTATAATCTTGTGATAACAGTAACTCCCGCCCAGCAACATTATAAGAGCTAAATAATATTAAAGATTTTGGTAAATCTGATGAGAGCCCTGTATCTAAGAAGTAGGAATCTGCATCTGGAGTTAGCCATAAACACTTGTTAACATTGTTATCTGAAACAGGAGTATAATAAATTTTAATATTTGCAGAAGTTGGGAAATTAAAATTCAATGGTGATTTTAATATAATTGACCCTGAAGAATCTACACTTTGTACAAGATGATAATAAGTGTTATTATTAAAAGAAATTTCTAATATAGAGTTTTCAAGAGCATATAAACTATAATCATCTGCTAAAGTTATTTTTTTAGACCCAAAACTTCTATGAGATATAGGACTAAATTTAGTCTGTTTGAAATTTAGAGCAGCTAAATTATTAAAATATTTAACCCCAAAACATTTAGATAGCGACCGAGAACCAACCTCATAAGAAAAATTTTGAGATAATGTTATATTTGTATAATCAATCCCATCAACAGTAGCATAATTAACAGAGTCTACCTTTACAACATGATTATCTTCAAGTACTAATAAAGAGCCTTTTTGTAATTCAGAGAACTTTCCTGCAAGAGAGACATAGTTTCTAATACCGCTACCGTTCTTGATAATTTTAAAGCTTGGCCTAAAAAATGGTTTTCCAAGAGATAAATTTTTAGTGTTTGATGCAGCAGTTTGTTTTACACCTGTATGTATATTTGCAGCATTACAATCAAAGTAATCTAAATTTAGAGTTTGACCTTCTGTTAAATCATTGGTTAAGAATATTTCACCCATACCAGAATTAAAAGAAATATCAGAAGTATTTGTAAGATCTAATACTTGAACAAGAGTGCCAACTAAACCAGGTGGTATATTAAGAGTCCCTGTAACAGGCTCATAGTAAAAATCTGTAGGAGACACCTTTGTTATATATAATACTTTTTTATTTAAATCAGCTGTATTACTTTTTAAGGATTCAAAAGTGACCGGATTTACTGACCCTGCGATATAAATATCTTGAGTACTAGCAGGCTCGGGGAGAGGAAAGCCTACTGAACCTGCAACTTGTGTTTCTACTAGTTTTAAATCAATTCTCGACCCACTCGGAGTCTCTACATAAATAGTGCTACCTGCTTCAATGGAGGATTTTAAAAAAGAAAAATCAGAATCCGGAGATAAGCTTTGAGTTATATATACTTTAATTCTTGGGTCTGCTGCAACATAATTTAAAGTCTTATAAAATTCTTTTACAAGTTCTTGAGCAGGATATGCCTCATAAATCTCCCAAGAAAAATTTTGATCTACGCTATTGTATATAGGGGTACTCGGATCTACAACCCCATCGGAATTTAGAATATAGAAACCTCTATTAGAGCCAGATAGAATTTTTAAATAATATGAAGAACCCGGAGTTAAACTAAAAGGGTACTCTAAATCCGTAAGTTTATTGGTATAAGAACCCGAGTACCCATAAGCTACTTTATTGTTTAAGTTCTTATTAAAACTGATAACCCCAGTTTGGGAGTTTAAACTATAGCGTAAGTTAGTAAAATGCTCTTCTGTTATATCTGGGATGCTATACCCCATTGGAAAAAGTAATTTGCTACTAGCTCCAATAGTAACACTAGAAGGCTTATTGGAAAAAGGAGCTGTCAAGCTAGGAGAAAAAAGTGCTGCATTAAATGTAAAAGAGGTTCTTAAAGAACTTGATGCGTCAGGTATGGACTTAGACTCACACCAGTATAATTTTTTATTTGAGTAGTCTACTAAAAAATCTTCATATTGATTTAAAGGTTCTTTATCTGCATAAGTAACTTCAAGTTCATGGTCTTGAGCTGGGGAATAATCTAAAAATTGAACTTTATTATTTTTAAATTCTTCCGTTAATCTAACAGGCTCATCTTTTTTACCATATTCTACAAGAGAGTATGTGGGTAATGGATTCAACTGGTATAAATTATCTAAACTATAATAAATACTAGAATCAGAATAGTATTTTTTTGAAGTACTTTGAAAAGGAAAAATACCTAATTCAGAATAAGGCAAATAATCTGAATAGTTCACAAATTTAGAAAAATCAGGTGTTGAATCAAAAGTATAGTATAAGTATCCCCGATCAATGCCTAAGTTATTCTCAGAGGCTACTAGTTCTTTTGTACTATACACTCCAGGACCCTTATTGGCTAAGGGGTTATTATCTGATGTTAATTTCCATGTTTGCTTAAGATCTTTTGAATAAATTCGACCATCGCAGGGGCTTAAGGGTGTAAAAGAAATTTGATGCAAATAGATAGTACAATGGTCTTCACCCTCTATTTCGTCCGCAATATTCTCAGAGAAATATAAGCATTGAGATTGATAATTTAAAAAACAATAATTTTCAACATCTGCTAAATCTTCTATGAGACTATTAATATTTGTTGAGGTAGAATCTTTAAATTTATCGTCATCATCTACCCGAAAATATTTGTGAGAAGTTTCTTTATTATCACTATCATAACAAATAATTTCAGCATAAAGTAAGAATTTTTCTGCGGAGATCTTACCCGCAGAATCTTTAAAAAAGAGATCTAGCTTTGGTTTATTGGATTCAAAATCTATCTTATAATAATCCGTATAAAAACCAGAATTTGAATCCACCTCACCTAAAACTTCTACCGTTGAACAAAGGGTAGAAGTATAGCCCATACGAATGCCATCATAGAAAACTTCATTATTATAATAAGATTTATCTGTATTATGTTTATTTTTTAAATCAACATGTAGTTTTAATTCACCTGTAGTAGTGTTTACGTAACAAGTATTTGGATCACTCCAAGAATTAGGAATACTATCGGTCAATTTAACATCTAAATATTTGCGAAAACCTATTCGAATAAGAGGTGTTTCTGTTGGTGCAGGAATTGGAGATATAAAAATAGATTTATCTTGTAAGTGGCCAACTACTCCCGACATATTCTTTTGAAAAGAAATTGGATTATACCAAAGAGTTTTACCGAGATGAATCGGGTTTACAGATACAATCTCATTGTTACCCTCCGTAATATATAAGTCTACACCAGGGTCAAATCGGGTCGGAGGTGCCTCCCCATCGGCAAGTAGCGGTATAACTACAGGCACTAACACTTCTTTAGGTACACTACCTGCAAAAAACTTATCAAAATAAATAGGATTGCCTGCCGCATAAGGCAATAGAGTCGGGTTTAAAGAAAAACGCTTGCCAGAAATAATTTGACCTAAATTAATAGGGTTAGAGCCTGCGAGAGGTCTCCACTTTTGATTTTTAGAATCAAAATTAAATCTTTTTAAATAGTTATCGTTTCTTGACCAGGCAAACTTAACATCTGTGTGCAATATATCATAAGCTAGTGGTAAAGATCCTGGGGATACTGGAGCACTCACATAATCTGGGTACTCATCCATCCAAAATAGATATTCCTCTTCCCGACCACTATCATAATAATTTCCAATAAATCTAGCAGCCTCTTCACTCAGGACATCAAAATTAGAAAGGGCTGTCCCTTTAAGTTGAGATTTGGAGAGGTTAGTCTTTGCAGACTGAGGGGGAATAACAATCGAACCTTTTAGAAAATCTGTCATACTAAAACTCTACTAGAAAATAGTAATATTTGAACCTAACCCAAGACTAGGTGTAGGGGCTACAGGGCCTTTTGGTGCAATAACCCCTACACCTATACAAGTTAAAGAAATTTTAGCGATAACTTGCGCTATAGCCATACAAAATTGGGGGGTGGCTTCCCCGGTACTAGTGAAATTAGACAAAATCTGATTTTGAAGAGAACCTGCATCTGCATATATAATTGTTAAACCCTCAGTACCCGTACTCACAGAAGAAGAAGTCCCTGAATATAAAGCAGTATTCATAGTCTCAACAAAACCTAAAGAGATAGAAGAAATCAAAGGACCCACAGCATCTCCCCCCATACCATTTGCTTCAGCTAAAGAAATCAAACCTGAGACATCTGGAGGAGGGCAAGATATTTTACCTTTTATATCCCCAACTCCGCTTGAACCAGCACACTTTGAAAGTGTGTTTAAACCCGAACCGGAAATCCAATTATATGTGCCAGTAGCTATAGCTGAAATTATCATAGGTAAGGCCTTTCCGGTATACCCATGGGTTTTATTAAAATTAGAATAAAAAAGTGCAGGATTTAATGGCATTATAGTGCAGCCCCTAAAGTAATTGAAGAGGCACCCATCCCATAAGTAAGATAGGGGAGACCCGTAATAGGGTCTTTATCAAGAGACGACAGTATATTACCAATTCCAGCAATAC